ATCGGCGGCGCGCTGGGCATCGCGGCCGACGACGTCTCCCCCATCGACAAAGCGAAGCTGGACCCCGCGACCCGCGAGTACATCACGGGCCTCGAGGGCCGGCTCAGCACGATCGAGAAGGCGAACACCGCCAGCGCCAAGGCGGCGCTGCAGAAGCGGGTCGATGCCCTCCGCGACGCCGGCTGGCTCGAGGAGGCCGAAGTCGCCGACGTCACCGAGCCCGAGGTCGCGGCGATCGAGAAGGCGCGCGATCGCGTGGTCGCGCGGCTCAAGAAGGCGGGCGTGTTCAGCTCGTTCGGCACGCCCAAGCGGGGCGACGACGACGAGCCGACCAGCCTGCGCGAGCTCGTGCAGAAGGCGGTCCGCGACCAGCTGGGCCGCGACCCCAAGAACAAGATCGAGGAAGCGCGCGTGAAGAAGGCGATCTACGAGGCGAACCCCGGCCTGATGCAGGCCGTGCTGCGCGAAGAGCGGCTCGAGAAGCAGCAGCGCACGGCGTAACCGCCGCGTCCCTGTAGCGACGACCTGAGCGAGGAGCGATTCCATGGCGTGGCAAGGCGATGCACTGCCCAACGACCTGAGCTTCAAGGCGGCTGCGGATCTGAGCGCCTTGCAGTACACGTTCGTCAAGCTCGACGCGAACGGCAACGTCGTCGCGTGCTCGGCCGCCGGCGAGAAGTCGGTCGGCGTGCTGCAGAACAAGCCGAAGAACGGCGAGACCGCCCTGGTGCGGCCGGTGGGGCTCTCGAAGATCGTGGCCTCGGCCGCGATCGCGGCGGGCGACTACATCGCCACGACCGCCGCCGGTCAGGCGAAGACGGCGCTGCGCCTCGTGGCGGCGTCGGGCAACGCCTCGAACGTGATGGGCATGGCGACGCGCGCCGCAGCGGGCGCCGGCGTCGTCATCCAGGCGGACATCCAGCGGACCGGCATCTGGCCGACCGCGGACGTCTAAGCCGCACACCCCGCAAGGAGTCACCATGACGCGTTCGGTGCTGCACCCTGACGACCTGATGCAGGATCCGCGGCTCGCGAAGCTCGGGAAGAGCCGGCGCGACCTGGTGCTCGCCTTTGCCGACGCGCTGGACGGCGGCCACGGCGCCGGCGAGCCGATCCTCAAGAACTGGCAGCGGTTCGAGAAAGCGAACCCGACCCCGGGCGACGTGCACGTCTCGACCGAGCTGACCGACATGTCCGTGGCCTACATCCAGGACATGTCCAACAGCGCCGCGTCCGGCCAGGGCGTGGTGCCCGTCGACAACATCGCCGGCCAGTTCAACATCTACGACCGCGGCGACTGGAACCGCATCGACGAGGTCGCGGCGCGGCGCGCGCCGGGCGCCGAGTCGGCGGGCGGCGGGTTCAAGGTCAGCCAGGGCAGCTACGCCTGCATCAAGCGGGCGTGGCACAAGGACGTGGACGAGGATCTGATGGCCAACCAACTCGCCGGCGATCCCGTCGACGACGCGGTGGTCTACGTCACGCAGCAGCTGATGCTGATCCGCGAGCTCGTCTTCGTCACGAACCTGATGGCGACGGGCATCTGGACCGGCACCACGTCGGGCGTCGACCAGACGGGCGTCCCGGGCGCGCCGGGCGCCAACCAGTTCAAGCAGTGGGACCAGGCGTCGAGCACGCCGCGCGAGGATCTCTCGCTGCAGGCGATCGGCATCCACCAGCAGACCGGCCGCTGGCCGAACGTGCTGGTGCTCTCGCCGTTCGTCCTGAAGGGCCTCCTGTTGAACTCCGAGATCGTGCAGATCTTCCAGTACACCACCGCCGGCGCCGTGCCGGACCTGGTGGCGCTCGCGAAGGCGCTGGTCTCCCCCGCCATCGCGGCCTACACGCCGCCCAAGGTGGTGGTCGCCGGCATGATGCAGACGACTTCGGCGGAAGGTGCGGCGGACACGTTCGCCTACCTCGCCGGCAAGCAGGCGCTGCTCGCCTACGTGAATCCGCGGCCCGGCCTCCGGGATCCGACGGCGTGGTCGATCTTCGCCTGGGTGAGCCTGCTCGCCAACGCGTACGGGTTCGTCTTCAAGGACTTCGAGCTGGTCCGCAACGCCGTCCCGCACCGCATCGAGGGCGAGGGCGCGTTCGACATCAAGCAGGTGGCGGCGCCGCTCGGCGCATTCTTCACGGCCGCCGTCAGCTAACCGGCGCCGTCCGCGCAGCACGGGTTCGGGCCCGGCCCAGGGAACGGGTCGGGCCCGTCTTCTTTCGGGAGAACTGATCGATGGCCAAGGCGAAGGCGACCGCACCCGCGAAGACGAAGCTCTACAAGGCCCAGCGCGATCGGCTGCGCACGCATGGCGGCGAGATCCACGCCGGCGAGGCCTATCCGGCGGCCGAGGTCACGCCGTCGCTGCTCGGGATCGGCTGGGTCACCGAAGGCCTGGGCAGCGCGCCCGTGGACGACCGCACGCACGCGGCGTTCGCCGCCGGCGAGCTGGACCGCCACGAGCCCGCGGATCCCGCCGCCGTGAAGGCGTTCAAGAAAGCGCAAGCCGATGCCGAGGAGGCCGAAGCCGCACGCGCGGCCGCCGCGGCGGCGACGGCCGCCGCGCCCACGCCAGCTCCCGCGGCGCCGGCGAAGGTCGCCAAGGGCAAGAAGCCCGCGGCGCCGGCGGTCGAGAGCGGCACGGCGCTGCCGAAGGCGAAGCGCGCCTCGAAGAAGGGGAAGTGAGCTGAGCGGTGAACTTCAACTACGCGGTCGGCACGGTCACCACGCATGCGCACGATTTCGTGCGCTTGCTGCTGCACGACGTCCAGTCCGATCGGCCGCTGCTCGCAGACGAAGAGATCGACGCCTTCCTGGTGATGCGCGGCCTCACCGCCAACAGCGATCCGCTCGCCAACCTCTCGGCCTGCTACTCCGCCGCGGCCGACGCCGCCCGTTCGATCGAGGCGAAGTTCGCGAGCGAGGCCGAGACCGAGATCACGGATCTCGGCATCGTCAAGCAGAGCGCCGCGCAGGAATATCGCCGGCTCGCCGCGGAGCTCGAGGCGAAGGCGCTCACGGGCGCGGCGCCGAGCTTCGCGGATCCGTCGCTGGCGATCGACCACACCGCGCGCACGCCGTCGGGCTACCCCAACGACTGGGTCGCGGGCGTCGATCCCGTGCCGGGGCTCTCCTGATGGGCGCGCCGATCGGCGTCTCCTTCGCGCTGTCGGGCTTCGAGCCGCTGCTCGAGCGGCTCGCGGGCCTCGAGGCGCGGTTCGCGAATCCCGAGCCCGCGCTCGAGATCGTCGCGGACCTGCTCGAGGCGCACGTGGCCAAGACATTCGACAGCCAGGGTGCCGAGGCCGGCGCGCCGTGGCAACCGCTCGCGGCGTCGACGGTGCGGATGCGCGCGCGGCGCACGGGCTACTACCGCCTGTCGCCGTCGATGGGCGCCGGGTCCACGGGCCCGATCCTCACCTGGACCGGCCGCGGCCGCCGCAGCTTCGCCCGCGGCGGCGCGGGTCACGTCCGCATGGTCTCGGCGTCGGGCCTGGTCTGGGGCAGCACGGTCGACTACCTGCGCTATCACCAGCACGGCGGCGGCCGGCTGCCGCGGCGCGTGGTGCTCGGGTTCCGCGACGCCTTCCAGCAGCGCGAGCTCGTGTTCCAGCCGCTGCGTCTCTGGCTGCAGGGTGTGCCGGCCGGCGCGATCCGGACGGTGATGCAGGCCCGCACGGGCCTGGCGACCGCGGCCGCCTAAGTGCCGCGCACAAGGAGATGACTCGATGCGTCCACCCACTCGCTTCGCCCTCGCGGCCGTCCTCGCGATCGCGCTGGTCCTGGTCCCCGTGCGCGCCGCCGGCGCCGGCGGGGGCGGCATGATCTACGACGTCATCGAAAACGTCGAGCCACTGCTCACGGCGAACTTCGGGACCGACATGACCGCGCTGGTCGCCGCCAAGGGCGCCCAGGTGACGAGCACCGCCGCGACGGTCTACAAGCGCGAGATGGGGCCGCTCTTCGCGGGCCGCGGGCAGCCGCTGCCGGGCATCGGCCTCTGGCCGCGCACGATCCAGACGCAGGCGCGTCGGCAGACGAAGCGCGACAACCTGCACCTGCTCGTCTACGACTACTTCGCGCGCGGCCCGGACGCGGTGAAGCTGCAGACCCAGCTCGAGCTCGCGGCGGAGGCGATCCTGCTGACGGTCGATCGCACCTACCAGGCGGGCGGCGGCGTCTATGGCTCGGGCGAGATCGACAAGAGCGTCACCGTGCAGTTCATCCCGGTCGTGCAGCCCAAGGGCCGCGGCTTTTACGAGGGCCGCGTGCTGGTGGTGGCGCCGGTGAACGAGGAAGACACCGGGCTCCCGTCGCCCTGACGGTGCAGACGTCTGCAGCTGATGACGCCCCGATCGCCGGGGGCTGTGTGGTGGACGGCGTGCTGGTGGAGTGCACGGATCTGGACGTGACGGGCCCGACCTATGAGGGGCTGGAGGACCTGATGCCGAAGAAAAAGACGGTGGTGACCGACCAGCCGAGTGTGGACCCGGGGCCGACGCCAGCGCCGATCGCCGGTGGCTCCACGGTCGACGGCGAGCTCGTGGAACAGACCGATACGCACGTGACGGGCCCGACCTACGAGGGCCAGCCCGCGCCGCCGCCTGTCGACGGCCCGATCCCCGCATCCGAGGGCTAAGCGATGCCGATCACTGCGCGACTCGAGGGACTGCTCGCCAAGGTCGAAGGGACCTATGGCACCGATTCGGTGCCGGTCGTCGGCACCGACGCGGTCCAGGTCTCCGAGCGACTGATCTCGGCACTCACGATCGACTACGCGTGGGAGAACACCCGCGACTCGGTCGTGACCGGCACGATCCTGCCGATCAAGCCGGCGTTGCCGCGCGGCCGCAAGGTGCAGCTCGACATCGCCTGGTCCTCGCGCGGCCAGGGCGCGGCGTACTCCGCGGTGCTGAAGCCCGAGAGCTCGCCGCTCATGCGGGCCTGCGGCGGCGCCGAGACCGTCATCACGACGGGCGGCTCGGAGTCTGTCTCCTGGCAGCAGTCGTCGTCGAACCATGAGAGCTGCACCATCTACGGCTATGCCCAGGGCAAGCTCTACAAGATCGTGGGCTGCCGCGGGAAGTTCATGTGGCCGATCGTCACGGGCGAGATCGTCATCAATCGGTTCCGGATGTTCGGCTTCCTGTCCGCGGATCCGGCCGACACGGCGCTGCCGGGCGGCTTCGTCTACGACGCGCCCGAGCCGCTCGCGAACGTCAATCTCGGCCTCTCGATCGGCGGGATCTGGACGCCCGACCTGCTGGGCTGCCCGGGCTTCGACCAGGGGGTGGATCCGCAGCTGCTCGAGTCGGCGAACGCCGCCGACGGCATCAAGGAGTTCGACTACGGCGAAGCCAATCCGACCTTCACGATCGTCGCGAAGGCGGTGGCCGCGGGCGTCTACGATCCGCATGCCGAGATCAAGGCGCGGACGGCGCGCACGATCGCGCTGAACGCCGGCGCCACGAACCCGACGGCGCAGTACAACCGCCAGAAACTCAACGTGACGGGCGCCTACTTGAATCGCTGGCGCCCGCTCATCCAGAACGGCTTCGTCGGCTGGGAGCTGATCTACAAGCTCATCGACTGGACCGTGACGTTCGATTAATCCCGCCCGAGGCGCGGCGCGCGGCCTGGATCGGCGCGCGCGCGACCTCGTTCCTGCAGCTCGCTGCTTGCCGGCCGCGCCCCCCAGTGACGCGGCCACCCTCCACCTGACACGCCCCGCTTCGGCGGGAAGGACACGCATGCCGGATCCCGCATTCGCCGCCTATAACGGCCACCGCGTCACGCTCCCGGACGGCCGGGTCATCACGGGCAAGCCGCTCGACTTCATGGCCGCCCTCAGACTGCTCGAACTGCTCGATCGCTACGAACGCGGCGAGTCGGTCGCGAAGACCATGACGGTCGTGCTACAGGAGTTCCCCGCCGCGGCCGGCATCGATCCGGCCGAGCTCGTGGGGCTCACCCTCGGCGAGGTGAACGACGTCATCCGCTCTTTTTTCTACCAGCGGCGCTGGAACGGCTCGGCGCCGAATCCGGCGATGCCGCGCACGAGCACGCCGGCAGCCGCGGTCCCCGCGACCGCCTGAGCCTGATGGAGCTCGCGGCGACCTTCCGGCACTACTACCACACCTCGCCGCGCGACTGCACGTGGCTGGAGGTGGTGGAGTGTCTCAGGTTCGTGAAGCGATGGGACGCGCGCGCGCTGCTGGCGGTGCTCGACGGCGTGCGGCTCGCCATCCTCGGCGCGATCGGTGGAGCGTCGACGGAGGTGGGGATCGCGCGCGACGCGATCGAAGCCGACGCCCACGGCGCGCACGAGACGGGCCCGGTCTATGCCCTGAAGCAGTCGAAGGATCCCGCAGGTGAGTGATCCGACCCAGGGCGGCGGCGACCTCCTCGCGAAGATCGTCATCCAGCGTCAGGGGGGTGAGCTCATCCCCCAGACGCGAGCCGAGGTCGCCGCCATGCGGCAGGACTTCGAGCGATTCCCCTCCGTCACGTTCGACGGACCCGCCCAGTCCTTCTCGAAGTTCAATAGCCAGCTGACGCAGGGCGAAGGCAGCCTCCGCCACGTGCGCACGGCCATGACGGGCCTGGCGCTCGAGGCGACGGCCACGAAGGGCCCGGTGGGCGAGCTGGCGTCCTCGCTGCTGCTGTTTGGGGGCGGCCAGGGGATCGCGCTGGGGGTCGCCGCAGGCATCGGTGCGATCGCGGGCGCGTACCGCCTGGCGACGATGGAGACGCGGCATCTCACCGAAGAGACCGACGCGCTCAATCAGCAGTACCGCGATCTGCTCACCAAGGGCGCGCCGAACGTCAATACCGCGAATCTCTTGGCGGCCGCGGTGCAGAAGCAGGCCGATGCCGAGCGCGAGCTCGCGACGCTCCAGCACGTCGACACGAACGTGGAATCCGCCGCGGGCGTCCAGGCGACGCGCGGCACGGAGATCGCCCAGGCGCAGGCGGCCGTGAGCGCGGCCCAGCGCGTGGTGAACGAACTGAGGCACCAGCTCGACCAGACGCACGCCGAACAGGTCCGCGCGGCCGCGCAGAAGGCGGCGGACGCCTGGGTCGAGAGCTTCCTCGATCGCCTGGCGAAAGCCCAGACGGCCGAGCAGGTCTTCGCGCTCAAGACGGTCGCCGACAATGCCCCGAGCCGCGCCGCCGGCAAGCGCGCCGGCGACGCGTGGCGCGCCGCCTTCCTCGAGGCGACGGCGGCGAGCGGCGGAACCTTCGTGCCGCGCACGTCGGCCGGGCTGCAGATCACGCCCTTCGGGGGCGCCGGGCCGGACCTGCTGGGGTTGCGCCGGCCCGATCCGTTTGCGCTCTCGACCTTCCAGGCGGCCGCGCGCCAGCTCGGCGGCCAGGGCATGCTCGACGAGCAGCAGCGCGAGCACAACCAGCTGCTGAACCAGGCCGAGCAGATCCTCGAGCGGCTGAACATCACGCACACCACCTACAACGCTGAAGTCCGCGCGCTCGACGAGGCGTTGGCCTCGGGCACGATTACCAGCGACCAGTACAAGCAGGCGATCGACGAGCTGAACAAGAAGATGGGCAAGGCGACCCAGAACACGCAGATCTTGGCGGCCGCCATCATCGGCGCGGTCTCGGGCGCGATCGCCGCGGTGATCTCCGGTGGTTCGGCCGGCAGCGTCCTGTCGGCGATCGGCGGGGTGGTGGGCTTGATCCCCGGCGGCCAGATCGCCGGCGCCGCGATCGGCGGCATCGGCACGATCGTGTCGGGGATCGAATCGGGCTCGAACGGCGTCCGCGTCGACAGCTACGGTCAGCAGGCGATCGATCAGATGAAGGCCCTGGGCCAGCAGGCTCAGCGGATCGTCGTGCAGATCCTCAATCCCACGACCGGCGCCGTGATCGAAGAGATCGAGTACGAGCTCGGCCGCCGGAGCCGGCGTGACGCCGTGCAGCGGCTTCCCTCCCTGGTGGGGTCCTAATGCCTCGCCGCGTTCTTCTGCCGATAGGCGGCGCGCAGCCGTGCAAGGACGCGAGCTCGATTCCGACGGTAATAGGCTCGCTGCCAGTCGCGTCTGCATTGGAGGCACGTGCGCTTCGGACGGCCGTTCCGCGCGTCGACGCCCCGCTCCGTGTTTTCCTGCGAGTACGGATGTCCGCGCGGACAGTGCGTCTTGCGCGCATTGGTCGCACACAGCCCCTCGCCGCGCATGACATTCTCGGCCCGCGTCACGGCTTCCAGGTGCGCCGGATTTACGCAGACGCGGTTGCGGCACAGATGGTCGATCGTGTGCCCGTCGGGAATTGGCCCCCTGAACATCTCGTACATCCGACGATGCGCGAGCTGGTGGGCCGTGTATCGGCCATAGCCGTCACGGCCGACGTAGCCCGGCCAGGGCCAGCAGGCCTTCGGCGTCTTCCGCCACTCCAGATAGATCGCCAGCAAGTCGAACGGACTCAGGTATCGACGCGCCATTTCTTCAATATAGAGGCTCGCTGATGGGAAGTCCATTCTTCTTTGTAGAAAACGTCTTTAGCATTGCCCAGTTTCCTTTGCACCTCGTCACCGGCAACGAAGAGCCCGCCGGCAACGAGGCCTTCCGCGTGGCCGATGGCCGCCGCTCCGCGCTCGACGCCTGGACGTCGATCACGCTGAACGCGGCCGCCTACCTGCAGACCGTCTGTGATCGGCCGCGCGCGGCGAACATGGTGGCGCTCGATCGCGGCCACAACCTGGGCGGCAAAGAGGTCCAGCTGCAGTGCTCGGACGATGGCTTCACGACCGTGCAGACCGTCGCGGATATCGTGATCCCGGCCGCCAGCGCGCCCGGCTCGCCCGATGACGCCTTCGGCGTGGTGACGGAGGAAGGCGCCTGGCTGTACCGCTTCCCCGCGCGCGCGTCGTACGCCTGGCGGCTGAACGTGCCAGCGATGGGCGCGGGGCTCAAGCCCAAGATCGTGGGCCTCTGGCTCGGGCTCGGCTATGCGCCCGACTACTTCCAGCTGCCGGCGGGGCCCGGCCAGGGCCAGCTGCTCGGCGCCGAGAGCACGAGCGATGCCGGCTGGGTGGGCCGCGGCGTCGTAGTCTATAGGCGCGAGAGCACGATCGCGCTGCAGTTGCCGTCGCTCTTCGACTACGACGACCTCGCGCGCTACCACCTCGAGGGCCACTACGCGGGCGCCGGCCGGCCGATGTGGGTCTGCTTCGACGACGCGCAGGCCGATCGCACGTTCCTCGCGATCGCGCCGCTCGGCAAGCACGGCTTCGCGCGCCAGCCGCGGTGGTTTTATCCCGCGGTCGAGCTGCCCTACGAAGAGCACGAGGCGGTGCGGAACTGATGGCGGAGGTCCTACCGCGCGACGTACTGGCGCGCTTTGGCGCGCGGACGCTCCTGCGCTACGGGACGCCCACGCAGCGCAAGCTCCAGGCTGACAAGGGCGGCGAGGCCTTCAAGGAAACCTTCACGCGGCCGGACGCGCAGGCCTGCGCGACCTACTTCGATAGGGCCGGCACAATGCGCATTGCCGCAGCCGGCAAACTCCGCTGCCAGTGGCGCGACACCGATGGCGACGGCGTCGGCGACGTGCCCAGCTTCCTAATCGAAAACCCCGGCGCCACCAACCTCATTGAGAACTCGAACTATGAGATCGACGCCGTCGGGAGCGTCGTGAAAAACGGCTCGACCCTGCTGCGAGACAATGCGCAGGCGATCCTAGGTAGCTGGTCGCTCAAGATGACCGTCGCCAACGCGGCGACGTCGGGCGTGAGCTTCACCAAGCGCGATGGCACCCGGATGGCCGGTGTGGCGACGACGGCCTATACGGGATCCGCGTGGGTATTCGCGACTGGCGCGGCGATCGGCGGCAATCTTCGCCTGTACGTCGATTGGTTCGATGCCGGGTCCGTCTATCTCTCGACCAGCGCGTGCGGTGCAGCGCAAACGCTCGTCCAAGGCTGGCAGCGGATCGGCGGCTTCGGCGCCATTGCTCCGGCCAACTCCGTCACCGCGATCCCGTATCTCGTTACGAACACGGCAACGGGCGTCTGGAGCGTTTGGGTTGACCTCCCGCAGTGGGAGGTCGGCGAGGTCGCCTCCAGTGCTATTCCGACAGGCGCGGGCGCCCTCAGTCGTGCGTCTGATATCGTCACGTTGCCGCTGCGTTGGGGCCCGCAGGACATGACGGCGCGCTTCACCTTGCTGCGGCCGCTCTGGGCGGACGCCGTGGGCGATATCGGCGGGACGCAAATCCTCGCGCGCATCGGCGGTAACGTGGTGCCGACGCTCGACCTGGGCGGTCGAACCGGCGTGCGCCAATTCTACGGCCGGATACAACCCAACGGCAGCCTGACGTCGGTGAACATCCCTGCGGGCTCGCTACTCGATTTCATCGTTCAATTTCGCAGCCTCCAGACTGCCGGCGGGGCCGGCATTGACGTCGGGACCGGGCTGCAGGCGTTCAGCGGTCCCGAGCCCGGATTCCCGATGTTCGGCCTGCAGACCATTGAGCTCGTCGCGTTCGGCGCTGCCGAGGTCGTCGACTTCCAACTCGTCCGCGGTCTTAGAACCCTGGCCGAGATGCAAGCGATGCCGTGATCGCGCCCAGCGACGTCCTGTTCCGCGCCGGCGGCCGCATCCTGGCGCGCCAGGGTGTGCCGGTGCGCCGGCTATTCCTGCCGGCGCGCGGCGGCGAACGCATGGCCGAGCTCTTTGCGCGCGCGGACGCGGCCACCTGCGCCACGCTCGTCGATCGGGCCGGCACGTTGCGAACAGCCGCCGCGGCGCGGCTGCGCAATACCTGGTGGGACAGCGCCGGCACGGGCGTCCTCGATCTCCCGACCCTCCACCTCGAGCAGGCCGCCACGCAGCTCATGCCGGATCCCGAGAACTTCGGGAACTGGACGGCCATCACCTGCAATCCAGCCGCGGGCCAGGCCGATCCGTTCGGCGGCGCCGGTGCCTATCTCCTCACGCCCACAGGCGGGGCCACGAGCTGCGTGCTTGAGGTCGTTGCCTTCACGGGCAACGCCACCAAGGCCGTCCTCTGCCACCTGCGCGCCGGTACGAGCACGCAGACCGACGTCTTGGTCAACGACAGCACGGCCGTCGTCGAGCGTCACCGGATCCGCGTGACGTGGAACGCCGGCGTGCCGACGATCACCACTCTGAGCGGCGCGGGCGTCAACTTCCTCGCGCAACCGCGCGTCGGCGGCTGGTGGGAAATCTCCATGCAGGCGACGGGCGTCGTGGCGGCGAACGTCAATCAGGTCAAGATCTTCCCCGACGACACGGGCGCCAACGGCACCGTCTTCGCCTTCGGCGTGAACGCCTGGAATGCAGTGACGCCGAGCAGCTACCAGCGCGGCGTGACGACGCGGGCCGTCGACAATTTCACCGCGCCCATCAACTTCGGCCCGATGGCCCTGTCGGTCTATGTGGAGCTTGTTCGGACGCCAGTCTTCGACGCCGCGGGGGCGGCTGCCGCCACGGTGTTCAACATCGCCGACACGGGCGGTGCGCAGGGCGCGCTGGGTCTCATCATCAGCGCGAACGCGCAGTTCCAGGCCGGCGTGCAGGGTATCGGGACCAGCGTCGCGATCGGCCTGCCGGCCGGCCGCCTCGTCGAGATCATGGGGCAGCTGATCTACGACCCCACGACGAAGCTGGTCCGGGTCGCCCTTGACGTCGGCGGCGGCCTGAGCGCGCCCTCGGGGCTCAGCATCAAGCAGCTCCTCTCGTGGGATAGTCAGATCATCCGTGTCGGACCCGGCGCCACGTTCGGCACCAGCGGCGTGGCGATCGCGGACCTGATCGTCGCTCGCGGCCTCCGCACGATGCAAGAGTTCCGGCTGGTGCCCTGATGAGGACCGGCATGACGCCCGTGCTCGAGCAGCGGACGCGCCGCGTCGACACGACGTCGCGGCCGATGATCGAGGCCGCCGTGATCGCCCAGTCCGACGTCCGCCAGCGCAAGGATCAGTGGCAGGCGGCCGACTCGAACGCCGGCCTCTCGCTCCTGGATGACGGCGGTGTGCGGCTCGCGGACACGATCGCGACGGTCATCCAGAGCGTCACGCAGACCGCCTACCTGACGGACCTCAACCGGGCGTTCCCGCTGTTCGGCGCGATGATCGAATGGGCGGGCGCCGACAGCACGGATCTCGAGCTGCGCCGGCTGCAGATCTGGCTCAATCCCAAGGTGAACGGCGGCCTCAATAAGGAGGTCGTGAACTGGAAGGTCGAGCTGCTGGCGCTCGACACGGCCGCGGGCCTCTTGGCGGGCTTCCGGCAGCTCGTGCTGCGCCCCATCTGCGACCCGCTGATCGTCGCGGCGCCGGGCGATGGCGAGGGCTACGTGCTCTTCGACTTCGGCGCCGCGGGCCTCGTGAAGCGGCCGCGGCCCAAGCGGTTCCTGCCCGACGTGCCCACGCCGCTCGTGGGCAACCTGTTCAACACCGGCCCAGTGCCGACGACGTTCATCCTGGTCTACGCGCTGAAGGCCGATGGCACGGCCGCCGGCAACGTGGGCTGGGCGTACGACGCCGGCGTCGCCTCGGTCACGGCCGCCGGCAACATCCTGAGCGGCCGCCGGCTGAATGCGCCCTACGTGCCCGTCGCGAACCTGGGCGGCCTGATCCAGCAAGGCACGCACGCCGACGGGGGCACCGCCGGCGGCACCCCGCGGATCATCGTCGAGACCGGGACGTACGTCGCCGCGGGCCTGCGCTTCTCGGGCGGCGGCAATCAGCTCACGCTCGCCACCGTGCCGACGGCCGACGTCGAGTTCGGCGGCGTGGCCGACGTCCCCTTCGGCGCGAGCTGCGCGTTCCAGGTGCTGAAGGACGGCGGGGCGCCCGGCACGCCCGGGGACTGGGTCACCTATCTCCCGGGCCAGAAGTCGACGGACCTGGTGGGCGTCTCGAAGCGCACCACCTACCAGCTGCAGGCGCTGCTCGCCCCGAACGGCGCCGGCAACCTGACGCCGATCCTGCGCGGCTTGAGCGTCAAGGAAGTCACGACGGCGGATCTGTCCGCCGTGGCCGAAGTGGTCGACGTCAGCTGGGCAGTGGATCCGCTGACGCTGGTGTCGGAGATCTCGCAGTGCCGCCTGCGCGCGATCCGCGACGGCCAGCGCGACTACCAGGACGCGATCACCGCGCTCCTGGCAAACACGGATATCGGGGCGATCACGATCCGGCTGTGGTGGGGCGACGTCAACATCCCGCACTCGAGCTGGATGGAGCTGGACCAGTTCCTGATCGACGGCACGCAGCCGCTCGGCGCCGAGTGCCAGTTGACGCTCGTGTCGGCCCTGCAGCTGCTGCTCGATTTCATCCCGAAGTACCAGGCGGGCTCGAACGCGGCGCCGGCGTCGGACACGTCGATCGGCGCCTGGACGACGGACGCCGGCGGCGGGGCCAACCTCTGGCAGCGGATCGATGAGGCCGCGGCCGACGACACCGACTTCGTGCAGTCGGAGCTCGATCCCGCCAACTCCGCCTATGAGACGAAGGTCGCGGTCCTCGGCGATCCCGTGGGCCGCGCGCACTACGTGGACTACCGCTACCGGAAGTCCGTCGCCGGCGGGAAGCGGATCGATCTGACGGTCGAGGTGCGCCAGGCCGCGGTCGTCATCGCCTCGGTCGTGCTGAACGACATCGGGCCCGACTGGACCTCGGGCAGCCTGCCACTCACCGACACGCAGGTCGCGCAGATCACGGACTACACGGACCTGCGGATCCGCTTCAAGGCGAACGAGTCGGGCGCCGGCGCGGCCGAGCGCGGGCAGGTCTCCTGGGCGCGGCTGCGGACCGGCGCCAAGCGCGTGGCGCCGTCCTACACGAACCAGTCCCTGCAGGCGGTCTACGACGACCTGGTGAACAACCAGATCGGCCTCGACACGCGGTTCCGGGGGCCCGGCGTCCTGAACACGACCGACCTGGTCTCGCGCAACTTCGGTGACATCAGCCCGGGCGCCGCGGACGCCCCGCTCGGGAAGCCCGAGGTCGACGC